CAATGGTGGCTTTGGTACTTTCATTAAAGAAAATGAAGGAAAGTGGGTAGATGCTGAAGAATACAGGAATAGACACTTAACTAAATCCAATATTTTATAAAGAGCGAGTTATGGCAACGAAAAGCGTCATAGAAATAGATGTTTTAGACGAGAAATTTCAGAAATTTAAAGCTGAATTTGACAAATTTCGTGATGCTCTTGCTTCCATTCCTAAAGATATTGATAATGTCAACAGTCGGTGGAGCAAAGGCATTCCTGACAATGACAAAGTTAATAAAAAAATTCAGGACATGGGAAAAGCTCTCAAAGATACTGGCAATGAGTTTAAGAATATAGCTTTATCCACAGGCAAGATTGCATTGAATTTAGCTTCAGGAGCGATTTCAATTGCAAAGTGGCTTGCTCTAGGAAGTTTATTTACTGGCTTTGGTCTTGGAAAACTTGCTGAAAGTACAAGTGACGTTAGAAAAAGAGCGCAAGGTCTTGGAATTACAACAGGTGAATTAAGAGCGGCTGATGTCAATTTCAGTCGTTATCTTGATGTTCAAGGTACATTATCAAACATTGCCGACATTAGAAGCGACTTAAGTCGTAGGCAAATCATTAATCGCTTGGCTGGTGGCAATACCGAAGGAAAAGATATTGCTCAATTATTGCCAAGCATTATTCGTGGTGCAATCACTCAATTTAAGGCAGGCGGTCAAACGCAACAATATGCTGAAGCATTGGGATTAACTCAAGTCTTTAGCTTAGAAGAATTGCGCCGTTTATCTTCTTTAAATGAACAAGAATTAAAGAAAACTATTTCAGATTATGAAAAAGACCGTCAATCATTAGCTATTGATGATGCGGCTAGTTATGCTTGGCAAAACTTTTGGATACAATTAAAACGCTCAGGGAACTCAATTGAAACATCATTAATTAAAGGTCTTGAACCATTAACGCCACAGCTTGAGAAGTTTTCAAAAGTAATGGCTGGATTAATTGATGATTTCTTTAAAAATCATGATGTAAAAAAACTCATTGATGATTTGGCTACAAGAATAAAAGATTTTGTTACTTATCTTGGAAGCAAACAATTCAAACAAGATTTCAATGACTTTTTGACTAATGTTGGCAAAGTAAAAACTGCGCTAGGAATATTAGTTGATTCTGTTATTTGGACTGCTAACTTTTTAAAAAATCCATCAAAATGGTTTTCTGAAAATGCAGAAAAAACAGCCAATACACCAATTGTTATTCAAAAAACTACAGAACCCAATGAAATAATTAAAAAATTGGCAGAATGGGGGATTATTCCTACTTCTCAAGAATTATTTGGAAAAAATAAATCTTTAGCTGAACGCAATTTTAACCCTGGTAATCTTAAATATGTTGGACAGCAAGGCGCAACATTGGGCGCAGGTGGCTTTGCTAAATTTGCTAACGATCAAGCAGGACTTCAAGCTCTTGCAACTCAATTAAATTTATATGACACAGGCAAATCAAAAGCCGCTGGATATAAAAAGATTGATACTATTGCAGACATTATTAAACTTTATGCGCCTGTTGGGGCTGAAAATAGTGCTGAATCAGTTAAAAATTATATTGCTTTAGCATCAAAAAGTGCTGGCGTTGGTGCAAATGAGCATATTGATTTTAGTAAAAATCCTGAAACTCTTTATGCGCTTATATCCGCGATTTCTAAAATGGAAAGCGGAAAAGATAGATTTACGCCGGCTCAAGTTAAAGTTCTTGTTCAAAATAATACAGGCGGCAATGCTATTGCTACTGCTCATGCGTTGCCTGGGGGTCAAGGTTCATGATAACTACAGAACAAATACAATTTTCATACAACAATGAAATCACGCCTATTATTTTGCAAAACGGCATTGCTTCAAATTATCCTGATGGCGTATTGCCAATAGCAACATTATTTCAACAATACTATCAAGACAATCAAAATTATTTTGCCTTATTCAAACCTTTGCCAAATAGCACATTGGAAGAATGGCAAGTTGCTGAATATCCTTTTGCTAGTTTAGTTGTTGCCGCAAATGCAGTCATTCAACAGCCTTTAAAAGTAAGTATGCTAATGATTGCACCAGCGCAAAATAATGGTGGCTATCCATTAAAAACATCAGTTATTACCGCAATAAAAGCACAGCTTGATACTCACATATTACAAGGCGGTTCTTTTGTCGTTGTAACGCCAGCATACACATATAATAACTGTTTGCTTACATCAATTCGTGATGTAACAGAACCTAGCAATAAACAGGTACAATCACTTTATCAATGGGATTTTGTTCAGCCATTAATTACTCAACAAGCGGCACAACAAGTGTTGGGAAATCTTATGAATAAAATTCAAAATGGACAACCAACGCCAACTAATATTGGTGGAACGGCAGGCTGGAATAGCACACCGCCTAATTATCCAAACTTCTATAATACGAATGTATCATGACATTAATAAACTTTAATCCATCGCCGCTATCAAATTTTCAATTCCAGCCAACATTGGATGGAGTTCCTTACGTTGCGATAGTCACTTGGAATGTTTATGGTGAACGATACTATATTTCAATTTATGATTCTTATCGCAATTTGATTATGTATCGACCAATTATCGGTTCACCTGATGATTATTCAATCAATTTAGTATTTGGGTACTTTTTTACTTCAACGCTTGTATATCGTGTATCAAGTAATAATTTTGAGATTACGCCATAATGCGGTATTACACGATCACAATTAGCCCTAGTTCTGAATCAAAAAAAACATTTACGCCTATTACATATACAACTTTAAATGCTAATGGTAGTGATAATGGTTCAGCATTGATGATTGATTTAGATGTATATCAGAATTGGTATCATCAGCCTTCACAAAATGGCTATTTAAAAATAAGCGGTGTTTCATTTACTGATCTAAATGCTTCAGCAAACTTTGTAAATGCCACAATAACTATTGCTGTAGGTATGTCAGCAGGATTGCCACTTGCAAATCCAAATCAAAAAGGTGAAGTCATTAACGGAACTGTCATTCAATGTTTTGGTAATTGGCAAGGTACTGAAGTTAGCTTAGATTTTATTATTGCAGGATTGGCTTTTGCCGCTCCTGAAAATCCATCTAACTTTTATTTTAATTGGCAACAAGGACAAACCTTAGAGCAAGCAGTTAGAAATTCATTAAATATTGCATATCCAACATTAGAAATATTTGGTTCTTATAGTCCAAATTTGGTTTACACAGAAGATCAAGCTGGCAATTATCAAAATCTTTCTCAATTTTCTGATTTTGTAAATCAAATCAGCAAACAGATAAATTCAGACCCAAATTATTTGGGCGCATCAATTGGCTATAATAATCAAGGATTTATTATTTCTGATGGAACGCAAGAAGCAAAAAAAACCAATATTAATTATACTGACATCATTGGCAATCTAACTTGGATTGATGTTTCTACTATTCAAGCTAAATTAGTCATGAGAAGCGATTTAAATGTTGGTCAATATATTTCATTTCCTAGATCATCGCCTGTTATTAATGTGGTCAATAGTTACTCGCAAAATAGAAATGATATTTCGTTTCAAGGTGTATTTATGATTAATAGAATCCGTCATGTTGGAAATAATCGACAATCTGATGCAAATAGTTGGGTAACTATTATTGATTGCGTAATTCCAGCTTCATTGCCTTCAGGAGTAACGCCATCATGAGCGCAGGACAAAAAACGCCGTTTTCGGTATCAATGAACAACTTTGTAAAACAAAAAGTTGGTGATAATCAAAATATTCAAGGCTTAATTCTTCCATGTACCGTTATTGCTGTAGAAGGTTCAATGGTTACTGTTAATTTTGAATTATTGCCTTCAGAATTTACATTCCCTCAAGTCACTTGTCCTATTGCTGAACCACAATATATTCGTATGCCAATTCAAGTTGGAGATACAGGCGTATGTATTTCGGCAAGCACTCGACTTGGTGGAATATCAGGTCTTGGAAAAGGCAAAGCTCCTTTAAGCAATCCAAGTAATTTAGGCGGTCTTATTTTTGTGCCTATTGGCAATACAAATTGGTTTAGCGTTAATCCTGATATTTTATTTATGTATGGAACAGGTGGCGTAGAACTAACAACAATTAATCGCGATTGTTCATTAATACTAAATTCATCAGGCATTACTATTAATTTAAATGGCGGTAATTTAAATATCAATAATGGCAATGTGACCATTCAAGACAATCTTACTGTACAAGGCACGATTACAGGTGAAGATGGATTTAATATTAGCGGCGGTGGTGGCGGTACTGTTAATATTACAGGTACAATATTTAATAACGGTAAAAACATTGGCAGTACACATGAACATAGCGGTGTACAAACTGGTGGCAGTAATACTGGCGCACCAATTTAGGGGTAAAAGATGCGTACTTATGGGCGAACATTTGATGAAAACGGCAATGCAACTTGGACAGAGATTGTTGAAACTTCCTATATTTGGCTTGCAACTCTTACTCAAACATTGCGTTTGAATCAAGGCGAAAGTCCTTTTTATGGGAATTATGGCATTCCTGCTGAACAATCAGTCATGACACAAATTGCACCTGATTCAGCAATTACAAGAACGCAAAGCCAATATGCACCTTACTTTTCAAGTTTAGTTGTAACCAAAAGCCAAGTATCTGCACAGCCGACTTATTATATTTCGGCGGTTTTTACAAATGGCACTATAATCAATAGTACAGTAGCTTCTTAGAGGTTTATATGACAACAATTACATCCGCAGGCGCAGTTCCTAGTTTACCAACTGACTTATTAAATGCTGAAATTGCGGCGGCAACTGCATTATCACCTGGTTTAACTGCGAATCTACCAGGTTCGTTAATTGAAGATATGGCTTCAACTGCCGCAGGTGCAGTCGTTGTTATAGACCAAG